TTTTCGATTACGTCGGTCACATTATCCGTCGTGTAGATTTCAACGCCGTTTGTCGTCTTCGCATACACGATCCATCTGCCATTATCAGGCTTGATCACGTAGCAGTGTCGGATGGTCGGATGCAGTATCGGACTCCACCAATGTTTGCTGTCATTCGTGAACACAACGTAACAATCAGAAGACACTGAACTTCACCTGCGCTTGTCGTGGTTGTCTGTTCTGCGTATGTAGGTTGGTTAGCGCTTGACGGCCTTCACCTTCGCCCTGCAATGCGTACTCCAATGCCTCGACCGGGTGCGAGTATTCATTCTTGTCTGGCTCATCTGTGTACTTTTCACCCGATAGCTGTAACCGCCGGTAACAGAACCCACCTTGTAACCCTTTGCGGATCATCTTCGCCTTTGGGCTAATTAAGAATCGTGGCTTGCCATCCATGCACAGCTCTTTCATGGGTATCTCTAGCGCCGCACGTCGCAATGATGGATCGTTCGATAGTGTTGGCGTACAGGGTATGCCTGCCGCTCGCATGATCTTGAATGGTGTATCAGCGTTTGCCTGATTCTTGTTGTCGCCAGAGGGATCGCCCCAGCCACGAAACTTGAACTTCGGGTAGTTGGCGTCAATGTAACGCTTGAGGCTTGGAGCAAAGTCCACGGCCCCGGAATCAGTCATGCAGAATTCGTCGAAACAAACCCATCTACCAAGCGCATCACGTTGTATGAAAGCACAAGCGGGAGTGCGACCAAAATCGAAACCAAGCACAACAGGGGTGTCAGAATTAGGAATAAAAACATCGCCAAGGCAGTGTATAGAATCAGTGTAGAGAGGATGAACTGGTTTACCGCTTGAGACAAACCCGTACTCGTTAGCCAAGTTGACCTTGATCCAGTCGTCCGTCTTGCCTTGTAGTCCTCGCCGGTAGTAATCGTCGGGTAAGTTCTGGAGGTTCTCGGCTCGGGTATTGAGATACCAACCATCTCCCTCCCGATAGACACCGCCCGGTTGTCGATGAAACTTCCAATCTTCTGGCCGCTCTTCCTCAGCCAATCGGTAATACCAGTGATCTTCGTCTGGAGCATTCGAGTCTCCTATCATTCCGTAATGTGTAGGGCGGACGCCTTCTTTCATTGACGGGTATCGACCACAACGCAGATCAAGCATATCCACAACGCTTTTGGAATGCTCTTTGGCCTCGTTCAGCCATACCGATGTAGTCTGTATACCTCGTGCCTTCTTAACGTGATCAGGGCGATCAAAGGCGATGAAGATGACCTCACAGCGTACCGTCGTGCCATCCTCTAACTTGAACTGAATCTTGTGCGTAGGCGGTTCCTTGTTGCCCTGCTTGAACTCACCCAGCTCGCCGTGTACTTCGAGCCAGTCTTTGATCGTGGTCGAGAATAGTTCGCTGTAGGTGTTACGTGCGGCAATGATCCTTGAAAGCCTTACGCCGTAGTTAGGATGCGTCTCCCGTGTCACTGGCGCCTGCTCGCACATCAGCTCTAGGAATTTCAGGATTACTTGGACTGTCTTGCCGGAGCCTAGCGGCCCCATGATGAATGAGTTACGCGCCCGACAATCGGCGAACTCTTCGAGAACTTTACCGGGTGGCTTGGTTATGTACTCAATCTTCGCCATCGAAGCGCTTACGTTGAACCTGTATCACTAAATCACCGCCATCTGGGCCAGTGATCTCAGTTGATTTAAGGTCTGGCATAAACTTAGCCATCATCTTGATAGATAGGTCAGCCGCAGACTTCATACGCTGGACTTCAATAGAGTCAAACTCTAACTCCGGATTTAGCAATTTCTTAACAACTTCATGGACATGCGTTTCATACCCAGACGCTTCAATCTTCTTCCGCATCTCGGCTTGGCGTGTCTCTCGGTTAAGTTGCGCTCTTGTCTTTGCCACCGAATATCCTATCCCAGTTATCAGCGTATGCCTTCCGGCTTTCTGCTGTTGACTTACGTGCTCTTGATCCTTTCCCGCCGTTCAGCTCAGGAAAGTGTCTGTCACGAGTTTCCTTGTCTAGCTTACCACGATGATCAGCCATCATTTACCTCTGTTGGAAATGGCCCCCAGAATGACTTGCCGTAACGCTCATACGCCCGAACGTAGCGGCGAATAGTTGTTGGGCTTACATCAAAAATAATGGCTAGGCTGTCAAACGTCACGCCGTTGTGATTCAGCTTTGAGGCCTCTTGCACATCCTTATAGGTTAGCTTCACAGTCTACACCTCGAAAGTTTGGATGCCCGTTCTCACCATTGGAGTCAATCCACATGGCGACGTTCTCACAATAGAAGTCTTGCTGACTAATCTCTTCTTCCATGTCGGCATTACCTACGATGCCCAACACAGTGATAAATAAGATAACCGCGCCAATTACTAAGCCCGGATTCTTGTTAAATATTTCTTGCTCGTACATGACCCATCCCTTTTTTTGAGGGGCAAGAAGCCCCGTGACCTTTTCGGCCTGTTATTACCCTTAACTCAGTGAGCCGGGTAGTGTTTTGCCATCTCTAACGCTCGTGCATTTTCCAGCTTACTGACTGCACACAGATCGAGATACTCGGACTCTGTTAGTCCTTTCAAACGCCCGATAAGTACACATACTTTATCGAGGTTCTCAATGTGCTTATAGCCGTTACGAGTGCAGAACATGGCTCGCTTCACAGTAGTACACATTCGATGAGTATAACACATATTGTCTGAATGAAACTATTTTTAATTAACAAACAAAAAATGTTTGACATTGTATTTTTAGGTATGGTTTACTCTGTTCATCGGCTGGGGACACAGCCACTAACCAAGGGAATAGAGACATGAAAGTAATCACAATCACACATAGCTACCAAGGCGAAACCACTGTCAAGGTGGCGCGTGAGACTGCAAAGGCAGTTTTACTTGCTGGTAACGCAAGTGAGGCTTGGTTTCCTAAAAAGGCAATTAGCGATGACAACTGTGTCGCGGATTGGTTTTCGCTCAGTATTGAGCATTGTTTTTTGTGGCAAGCGCCATACACAGAAGCCGCATAAGCGGCCTTTACCAAGGGAGAAAGGGTAATGGAAAAGCGAGTATTTGTTAGTCAAGGCGAAGAAACATGGGGCGCGACGATCAGCACTGATGGTTGCCTCATCAACAATACGGGTGTCGCGTTCGTAAAGAAAAGAGGCGGCAAGTGGAGATGTGTCGAGTGGTTTATCGTTCCTGCCGAAATTAAAGACAGACTGTTTGCTAGGGCCGCATAAACGGCCTTTTCTTTTTGGGGATAACGATGACAACAATCGTATTCAATAGCTTGGAGAGTGCTTTGCGCTGGTGTAAAGGCCATGACGTTAGCACCAAGTACATCGAAAACTTACAGGGATCTTGGATACTCAAGTATCCCGGCATCCATGATCCGTATGAGGGGGACCAATGACAAGAGCAATCAATGACGATTACCTAATGACTCACAGCGAGATTGCTAAGGTTATGGGTATCACCCGAACTAGAGTGCTTCAGTTAGAGAAGAGTGCTTTGCGTAAGCTCCGAGATCGTTTCATCCTTCGCCAATACTATCTGGACTACATTAGTTCCAGCTCTGAATCTCATACTCGGGATCAATCTCCTTACGTCTGACCTCATCGCGGTAGTGATCAGAGATATCCTTTCTCAACAGCTTGTTAGTCTTGTATATCTCGTTTCGATCCTGCCGCAACTTATCCATGTGTGCCTCGCCCAGTAGCTCATTCAGGAAGTCAAAATGTGCTACGGGGTTAGAGGTCATGTATCTGTGGCAAGCATGGCACAAAGCTATTGCGTTTGACATAGCCCAGCGGACTCGCTTGTTAGCCCGACCATAAATATGTGAACACTCAAGTCGATCAGTCTTGTGGCAGTGTAGGCACTTCTGATCCCGCAACCTTACGGCCTTTGAAAACAAGATATCACACTGCTCGCGCTTGACTGCCATCGTCTTCCCTCGTGTACTGACGCTCTCTCAATATAGCCTTCTCGCTGTTGCCGCAATCGCATGACCAGCCTTCCAGCTTGTGGGGATATTCTTTCTTGAACTGCGGCACCATGACCTTAAAGCACTCAGTGCAATCCATCTGGGGTAAATACGATTTCATACCCAACTCCCTCATCTAGTAATGCTGATACCCATATATCTGCGAAGTCATCCAGAGATAAATCAACCGTAATACCGTCAGCCGCCCAGCCTAAAATATACACGTCACACTCTTTTGGATTCTTCGCCGTAGTTGCGCCGCCAATATCCTGAGTCTTGATCAATACATTCCCACCACCGGGTAGCGGACAGCTAATAACTGGGATCACGCTTTTACCTCATCAATGCCAACTTTGAATCGACTGTGCTCGCCGTATTCCTTATCGAGTATAACGCAGGACATCGACCTCGCTGAACCGTAGCCCGATGCTGAATGGTACGCATCTGGTGGACAGAGCACCCCAAAACTCTCCAGATGCAAGCCGCCCATCTCTGTCACAGTGCGGTGGTGAATGTGACCATGATAAAGATATCGGTGCTTAGTCCTGCCCCATTCCTCTGCGTAGTCTCTTGTCACAGCTTCGTAGAGTGCCTGAGTCTTTACCCGGTCTCCGTGGTGCATAACAACTAGGTTCTTACCCCATTCAAAATGTATCCACTTGGAGAAGTTATCAAAAACTTTTACCCGTGGCTCATCATGGAAGTACAAGCGCATCATCTCATTCAACCAGAGACTCGCATCGGGATCATGGTTGCCTCTTACGTTGATCAGCCAGACTTCCTTGTGCGTCTCCAGCATCCTAGTGATTAGAACTTTGAATAGGTTCCCGACAATACGAATAACCCGGCCTAGTCTTCCATCGACATCGACCGGGGTTCCTTTGGCTGTCTTGTTGTCACCTGAGTTTGCGTGAAGGAAGTCACCCAAGTTAATGAGTGCGCCTACTTCCGATTCACCTGCCGCAGAGACCAGCTTATCGACGGCTTTGATCAATACGTCTTGGGCTATGTTTGTGTCCCAATCGTCGTTACCCGTCTCAGGGGACCAGCAGAGAGCGTTCAGGTGATGATCTCCAATGAGGTAGGCAGATAACCTATCCTCGTTAAAAGCCTTCTCAGGGGCTTGTATGGGCTTGTGAAGGCCATCTACTTCTTCGAGGAATCCAGCCTTAAATGCTTCAAGCGCCGCCTCAAGCATCGCCTCTTTGTCAGCCATGGACTTGACCCACTGGCTAACGGGTTTCCCTTCATCATTATACAGCGTTGAGATGCCCCGGATTTTGAAGACATCTGGGACCGTATGAACCATATCATGTTCAGGTGAGTAGCCTTGGATGGCGGCTTTGCCTTTGATCAAGCGAACAGTATCGCGGGCCATCCACCTCGAACTTAAACCAAGCTCTTCTGCTATTTTGGTGTAGCCCAAGCCTTGCTGGTGCAATTCTATGATCTTGCGCTGTCTTTCAGTTGTACAATACTCAAGTAATGACATCATCTCCCCCTCGGATAGATGTTAGTTGCGCCTCCCAAATGGCACGTTGATCGAGTATTTTTCGACAAGCAGTCTACTCAAGACTTCGTAAATATCGTTGACTTCCATAGGGTTAATCTTCCTTGTGGATTCAACGCCCGTTACAGCCTTCTGAATTGGTCGCCACATATAATCTTTAATCAGATACATAGTAGGCTCGATAGGTACGCCGTCTTTAATGACGGTCTTCATGTCCATCCCATGCGCCGCCATAACACTAGCGACTTCTCGGCAATAAGCATGGATAGCATCGTTCTGCTTTCCTGTTCGGGTGACAGGGATGATCTCGTAGATATGGCCCTTGTTCTGGTTAGCCCGAATGTACTCACAGAACTGATCGGCTTGGAACTTGTTATTTACAAACCAACGCTCAGACATTTTTCAGCCCATCCCATAGAGCATCCATTGGCGCCATGTTTGCATAAGATATTTTCCCAGCATCGGCCCGCTCAATGAATAGCCCGGTGTCATCACCTTTGTGAACGATACGGGCCTTCTTCCAAAAATGCGGCTTCCACATCCAGCCCATCAAAGACACTTCATCCTTAGTGACAGAAGCAAAAACATAGCCTTGGACTTTGTAATCTTTTTGATCAAGAGCGACGTGACCATCTTGCGACATCGACGGCGGCACGTTTCTTTTCTTCGCTTTGATATCAAGCGTTACGTCTTTCTTCCCATGAATAACGAAATCATAAGGACCGGGCAAACACCCGGTATATGTGTAACTAATTTTTCTAGCCAATAGCTCTTGAGCAAAAACAGACTCAGCTTGCCAGCCGCATATTTGTCCTGAGCCATCCGGCAGAATGGTCATTGAATTATAGGGCTTGCCCGTATAAATCATGCCGTTACCCTTTCACCGTCAAAGGTGACGTACTGCCCATACTTCTCAAGGCAGTATGCTCGATACTTCTCGGATTTAAGAAAATCATGGGTGCAATCGTCTAGGAAACTCCAGCTCTTCAAGCCGATCTTACCAGAAGTTGTCTGCATTTTCTCGGCAAATGGCGACACCCCTCTTTCCTGCTGGGATGCCCGGCTTAACCACGCTTGTGCAAAGCGCTTGCCATCCTTCTTACGTTTCTTTGGATTGGCATCGCACCATGCCGCCATAGCACTTAGTTCAGCAAAGATATCTACCTTTGGAAAAGCATTCTGCCAGTAGATAATCTGCTCATCGTCGGGTTCATAGTAAGTACCATCATTTAAAATAATCATCCACACTTCCCTTTTAATGCCGGAGCAAGCTCCGACAAATCAGTTAATTAGTAATGACGAGCTTTGATTACTGTATCGAATCTTGACATCTATCCGCTTGACCTGCTCTCGGCCTGCGGGGCGCATCATGGAGAGGGTCAACTCCGTCTCCGAGGTTTTCATATTCCTCGGCCTAACGCCCAGTAATCTCTGACAAATAGGAAGGTGTAATAGAGTGTAGTAATGAGTAGTATCGTGTATACTCTACACATCTTCTTGACTTGACCCCTCGAAGATATCACACGGTCCCTCCCTTGGACAAGTGACATGGCCCCAGCGATGGGGCCTTTTTTTTACATGAACCATTCAGCGATTCGTACTGACTCACCATAACGGTTGATCACCGGCTTCATAGCTGTTTGGATCTCGTGACCTTCATGCCGCAACTCTGAGATACGTGCCGGGGTCTCAATAACCCCCAGCTCATCCCATGCGTTCAGTCTGGTCAACACCTTGCCTTGCTTGAGGTACTCAAGTACCCGGTCTTTCTGACTCATTGTTATCTCCCTAAATCAAGAAACGATTCAAAGGTCTCATCGTAGTAATCAGCGAAGTCTAGAATGCGAGTAAGGGTTGCATCCTTTGCATTCCTCCAACGCTGAATAGTCATCTCAGAAACCTCAAAGTCTTTTGCCATCTGGCGATTAGTGACGCCCGTTTGTTTCTG